GCTCTACTATATCCAGTTGCTTCAAGTGCTTCTGGTTTTACAGTAGGTCAGCCCACCCACATTACTTTTGATGAAAACACCTACTACGACATGGTGCAAAACAATGTCACTTGGGCACCGCTTTCTTCAACAAGCACCGCTGCTTCCTACAACACCTCTACAAAAGTTATTAATGCCGGTATTGTTGTTCTCAATAATGCTCAAACAACCGTTAACGAATATTTTGAAGGTTACTATGTTGCTCTAACAGATAATAAAGATATTGGTGCCAATACTGACTTTACATCTGTAAACACTCTATTCAGTCTTACTGCCCAAGATACATTTTATAATGTACCGACCACAAGACTTGGCTTCTCACTCTCCGGTGAATTAGTGACACAAGGAACAAACTCAGTTTCAGAAGTTATTGAATCTGTACCTACTTACAACTTCGGATTGAGTAGTTTCCAAGATTCTTTAATCCTAACACTCTTCAAGATCCGTAATTCTACCTACGAACCTAATACATTAATATTCTCCCTTGCTGAATCTCACATCGGTTCTCTAAACAGTAAGCGTAAAGACGAGTTTAATAATAGCTTCTATCTTGAAAATAAAGTTAACGACACTTCTTCAAATTTAAGAGTGTTTGTTAACCCGAATATTTCTAACAGAACTGACTGGTCTGGTACTAATTCAACAGCCGTACCAAGTAAATCTGTACGTATTAGCGACAATAATAAAGGTCTCTACTCATCAAGCGTATTTGCACCTACCTATGCTTATGAGACAGACAAAAAAGTAGGTAACGTTGTCACTAAAGTCGACAGAGCTCTATCACTAGTATCAACACCCGAAACACTTCTTATAGATGTTGTGGTTGATGGCGGTCTTTCAACTATTTCAGCTAATGTCTCATCTGGCGACTATTACAACGACACAACTTATGTTTCAACAGGAGATTTAACTAGCGAAAATTCACCCGTTATTGAAAGATGGAGAAGTGTTTTCAATCTGTTTAATAACTTTGTAACCAACACCCGTAAAGATTGCGTGTTCATTGCAGATCCGCTTCGTCAAATTTTTGTAAACGGTAATATTAAAACATTGTCTAACAGAAATAACAATTTTACACAGACAATTTACACACCTCTTAAAAATATGTTTAGCAGCGTTAACTCAAACTACTCTGCTACATACGGCAACTGGGTAAGGACATATGATGTATTCTTAGATGAACAAGTATGGCTACCAGCTTCGGGTTATGCTGCAGCAATTTTTGCACGCACTGATACAAATGCCCAACCTTGGACAGCCCCTGCAGGCTTAAATCGTGGTATCATTAATAATATCACTGATCTTGCCTTCAATCCAAATCAAAAACAAAGAGACTTCCTCTACACACTATCAATCAACCCGATAGTGCTTTTCTCAGGAGACGGTTTTGTAGTATTTGGTCAAAAGACACTGCAGAATAAACCATCAGCATTTGATCGTATTAACGTTCGTCGCTTGTTCCTAACCCTCGAAAGAGCCACACAACAAGCACTGAAGTATTTCGTATTCGAACCTAATACAGAATTTACCCGCACAAGACTCAAAAATACTATTGCACCTATTTTTGAACTTGCCAAAAACACCCAAGGTCTATATGACTACTTGATTGTTTGCGACGAAAGAAATAATACTCCAGAGGTTGTAGACCGCAATGAAATTGCAGTTGACATCTATATCAAACCAGTTAAAGCTGCTGAGTTTATCTTAGTAAACTTTATTGCAACCCGCACTGGTCAAGACTTCCAAGAGTTAATCTAATAAATATTCTATATGGCACAAAACATCTCAGACTTCTATAGATCAGTACAAAAGAACGACTTTGCACGTCAGTTTCAGTTCCGTGTTGTACAGCTAGCAAATACTAACTTCGGTGAAGAACAGCTAGTTTACCTCGAAACGGCCTCTCTGCCAGGTCGTACAATTAATAACATTCAAGTACCTTTTATGGGTCTCAACTTTAATGTTCCTGGTACTGCCTCCTACCCCGGCTCTGAAGCTTACGCTGTAACTTTCCGCTGCGATCAGTCGTACAATATTCGTGCTGTTCTTGAAAACGCCACATTTAATACTTTTGATGACGGTACTTCAACAGGTAATTTTAATATTGCTAGAAACTCTTCTGTAATTACACTCAACTTACTCAATAAAAACGGCTCAACTGCTCGTCAGTATACACTCTACGGTGCTTATGTAGTATCCGTGGGCGATGTTGCTTATAACCTCGGTGATAACGGCAGTATTGTAACAGTACCAGCAACACTTGCTTATCAGTACTGGAGAGTAACTCAGACTTCTTCTTCTCCTACCGTATTCCTAGGTTAATTGAAGAGTAGCAATAAGTAATATTGCTATATGTCAACCACTGCTCTAGACGGTCACATACCATTCTTTTTAGAGTCGTTTCTAAGCAGACCTGCTAGTGCTTTACCAAAGGGTGCACAGTGGGTTCTGACGTTCGAAGGCTATTTTAATAGAGAGTCATCAACCCGTGACTATAAAGAGGTACTACCGGTTCCAGCCATTAAAAGAGGTATTCAGTTTGAACCTCAAAAGTGGAATATAGAAAGAGCTATTGAAACAACGCTAGAGAGCGATTATCAGGAGGTTAAAGGGTGTATGTTTGCCCAAGCTGTTAGCATACCTGGAGAGGCTAGTGTTGCTAATCCAGAAGGTCTTCAACAAAGCGGTTTTATTCGCACTTTTTCAGGTGGAGGTAGAGACCCTTTCGCTAACTTACAGATTTCATTTTTAGAAACAAATGTTAGTTTTGTTGATAATGTTATCCGTCCCTGGGTTATAGCTACAGCCCACCTTGGTATGATAGCAAGATCAGGCTCAGATAACTACCGATGCAATATTTCTGTATATAAACTAGGAGTAATATCAGCAGATCAACCACCCTTTGTACTGCAAAAGTATACCTTTTACGGCGCTTGTCCGATCAGTGTTTCAGGAGAAGAATATAACTATACTCAGACCACATCTCCTATAAACAGGGAAGCGTCTTTCGTTTATCATTATTACACACTCGATACAGAGACTAACAACTACGCCATTTCTGAAAACAGTTCTAATATACCTCTTCCGTTAAGTACGCGCAGACAAGGGGTTAATATTAGTCTATTAGAACCTCAACAGCCCCAAGGACTATAATAACTGGTTATATCTTATATAATAGTATAAGTTATTAGATGGAACCTGGGTTCATTAGTCAAATATATCTTGACGAGAAGCCTTATTACTTTAAAGAACTTAAAGTTAAGCACTTAAAGATTATATATAAATGTTTGCTCGGTGATGATTTAGAACCAAGCCCAGTATTTGCTAATATCACCCCTATACTCGCGTATCTTACTAACAATGATATTAATACTATTAATCAATTAAGTTTTATAAACTACTTTAAGTTATTGTTTGAAATTAGATGTAATAGTATAGGCAATTTAATTTTTGTAGAACTAACAGATACTATAAACACTAAGGTAGAGATTAACATCTATAAATTTATAGAAATTTTAAATGAAATAGATTTAAGAGATCTCTTAAAAGAATATAGTTATGAAAATTTTAGCTTCTCGCTAAGACTTCCCTCTATACTGGATCTACAACAGTTTCCTGAAACTCCTACTTTGGAAAACCTTTATAAATTTTTTATAAAAGAAATAAAAATAAAAGGTAAAACAATCTCTTTATTACAATTAAATTCTCAAGAAAAAGAAGAGATCTTAGAACTAATACCCGCAAAAACAACATCTATAATTGTTAACAAAGTACAAGAAGTATTAGGTAAATTTAACGACGTTAACTTACTCTCTAAAACTTACGGTTTACAAGATAAAAAACTCCCTTTTAATCTGAATATAAGAAACTTAACATCTATTATAAAAGTACTTTTCGGTGAACAGCTTTTACCTTTATATGAAAATATTTTTGGTTTGTGTAAAGTAGGCAATTTTACTCCCGAATATATAGAAGATTGTACCCCAGGTGAATATCTCTTATTTGTTAAAAAATTAGAAGCTATGAATCAGCAAGATAGTCAGCAGCAAAACACCGAAGGAGATTATGACCCTATGACAGAACAGGGTTGATAACTAAACTATCCACGATTAAATACCCGATATGACAACAGGCAGTGATAATGTAAAAGAACTTATTTCGCTCCTACAAGGACTAGATGCGAGTGGTGTTTTTGAAGTAACTATTCCTTCTCTTGAGAGAGAAGTGAAGTTTAAACAATTAACTACAGAACAGCTTAAACGTCTTCTTAAAACAATAATTGACTCTCCTATCTACAACACAGAATTTACTATTACTTTTAACTCCATTATAAAAGAAAACTGCGCTGAAGGAGATGTTAGAGTTGATGACCTAACCGTTATTGATAAACTCTTAATTTTTTTTAAAACTCGTATAGAAAGCATTTCACCGGAGTATACTTTTAATTTTACAGAAGAAGAAATTGGTGAAAATAATTTAGACGAGAAAACAAAAACTGTTAATATTCAACAGCACTTTAATAGTTTTTGTAATACCCTTAAGAACTTACCTTCTGAAACAATTAACTATAACAACTGCACTATTGTTTGTAACTTACCTACTATAGCTACTGAAAACAGGCTTGAAAAAGAGTTACATAAAAATGTTAAAATAGAAGTAACTTCTACTGATGAGCTTCGTAATATTGTAGGGGAGACCTTTATTAACGAACTTACAAAATTCATTACAAGTGTTTCGATTAATGATACAGCTGTTGATTTAGTGTCTTTAGACTTTAAAACTAGAATTAAAGTTATTGAAAATCTACCTACAGCTGCTATTAACGGGGTTATAAAATACATCGAAAAATACCGCAACACTATAAAAGATCTTACAACATATAAACTATCTGTTAAAACTAAAGAGCAGACAGATACCTCTCTTGTTAAGGATATACCGGTAGACGCCTCGTTTTTTAATATGTAATAAAGGTTCTCTTCTTAAATAATATGAGAAGATGGCAACCATTGATATAGCACAAAATGCTAATTTCCAGGAGCAATTAATAAGAGAAATTGCTTCTAAGTTTGTTGTACCAGAAGATTTTCTAAAAGAAATCTCTAAAAAGGCCCTTACTATGATTGATGGGGTTATGACTGCTGTTACTAAACAAAAAGTAACTGAAAAGAGAGAACCTCAAGGTCTAATAGGTAGTTTGGTAAAGCCGGTTATAGAAGCTTCTTCTTCAGTAGCAGCTTTACCTCAACCCACTACAGAAAAGAAGTTTTTACAAGAACAAGAAAAACCTAAAGTTGTTTTAATTGGCGGATTTACTGAACAAGGTATCCGAGATCTTAAAGATAAATTACCAGCTATCTTAGAGGGCACTCTTAAAAAGATGTCTTTACAAAAAGAACAGCCTTCTTTAGGTCAGAAATTTGCTGAAGGTGGTTTATTAGGACTACTTCCTAAAGGTCTATTAGCTATGGGCGGTGGTTTGGCTTTGCTTTTAGGTGGTTTAGCAGCTCTGGTTACAGGGCTAGAATCTGAAGGCCCTTTTAAAGGCTTATTGAAAATTTTTAGTAATGTAGGCTTACAGGGCGGCTTAAAACTTCTCGAAAAAGGAGCTACCACTTTTATCAAAAATTTAATGAGGGTAATAAAGATGCCAACGTCTTTGTTAAAAACAGTTTATAAAGGTATTCGAGGTATTTTCGGTAAAGGAGTTGCCCGAACAGTTACTACGGCTTTAAAAGCTACGAGTGGCATTTTTACTAAAATGCTGGGCGGCCTGGTTAAATTTATAGGCACGGTAGCAAAAAGAATACCTCTTGTAGGTACTGTAATAAGTTTTGGTTTTGCGTACAAAAGGTTTCAGTCCGGAGATACAGTAGGAGGTATTATTGATATTTTATCCGGTATAGCCAATATAGTGCCTGGTATAGGCACAGCTATTTCTATCGGTCTAGACGTACTGAATGCCTTTTTAGATTATAAGTCGGGTGGATCAACAGCTGAAGCATCAGAAAAGAAAAAAGGAATGATGGGAGACTGGTTATCATCTCTGGGTACCTGGTTAAAAGATAATATAGAAAATTTCCCTGTAATTGGTACTCTTGTAAAAACCGGAAGATTGTTTGGTGAAGGTAAATGGGCAGAAGGTATAACAGCTCTTGCTAAAATAGTGCCCGGCACCGGATGGTTTTTAGACTTTGTTGGGTTTACCGAAGAGAAGCAGGTAGCTACAGTTCAAGGCAATTTAGACTTAGTTTCTAATCTCTGGGATTGGATGCGCACAACAATGTGGGATAAAGTAACAGAGGCTGCCGGATGGATGATAGATGGTGTTAAAGATTGGTGGAGTAATTTATCTTGGGATCCTAGAACATGGGTAGGTATTAAACCGCCAAGTGTTAAAGACCCTCTTAAAGAAGGTAAACCAATGGCAGATGGTGGTATTGTTACTGAGCCTATAAAAGCAATTGTAGGAGAAGCCGGCCCGGAAGCTGTTATACCGCTTGAAAAATACTTCGACCCTAAGCAATTTACTCTAAGTAACTCCACACTTGAACAAATAGCTTCAAATACAAACACTACAAATCAGTCTCTTAAAGTGCTCGGTGAAGCTATACTTAAATTAGCACAGATATTTGATAAAAAAATTACTGCAAACAATAACGGCAAAAATATCGTAATTGCTGGGCAACAACAGGCCAATCAATACCCTTCTGCCTCTCAAATAGCAGCTACAAACGTCGACCCTATACGCCAGGTTAGAATGCAGTTTGCAACCTAACTTATAAGTATTATATATGGCAAACCCGGCAAAACTCTATGATCAGCAGACACAGCAGTCTCTCTTTAATAAGAACGCTGGCTTAGCTAATATCTTTACCCCTAAAGGAGGTGTAGGTAAGTACACCTATGTTAATGTTGCTCGAGAGTATCCTTGGACTTTAAGTGAAAACGCGCGGTCAAACGCACCTACGGTTATTCTTCGAGAGTTTCAAGTTAACGAAACTACTATTAGAAGACAGGCGCAGTTTTATATAACAGGTGCACAAAACTTTTTTAATGCTTCTAATAATATACTTAGCCCGTATGAAAACCTCTACCCTAAAGATAGACCTACTGGTTTTGTTTATGAGATGCCTTATTTTTCTGAAGTCAACTTTGAAGTAAATACCCCTATGTGGACTTCTTTAGATACTCTTGAGCAACTATCTAAAGCTGTCGTCGGTGGTGTAGGTCTTTTGGCTGGTCAGACAGCAGCAGGTATTGCCGAAACTGCTGTAGGTGTAGTTGGCGGCGCCACCATGGCCGGGCTCGCTCTAGGTTACCCGAAAGTGGGCATAACAGATAGACCCCGTCTTTGGGATTCCCACGAACCGAGATCTATTAATATTAAGTTTCCTCTTTTTAATACAGTAGGTGCGGATGATTGGAAAACAAATAGAGAGCTTTGTGAATTATTAGTAAATCAAAACCTATACAATAAAAGAGATCTCATCACAAGTATACCACCGGTGTTTTATGAGGTACTAGTAGTAGGGCAGCACTATAGTTACGCTTCTTGTGTTACCCAACTTACAATCTATAACCGCGGTAATATGCGCTTATTACGAGATGATAATAACCAGCCAGTAAATGTACCAGATGTCTATGAAGTGGACATGACAGTAACAGACATGGTAATGCCAAGCAAAAATCAATTTCAATCTATAAAAGACAAAAATGTTGTTAGCGAATTAGTGAACCCTAACAGAGGTTTTGTAGGGGGCCCTACAGATACCGGCGCTCGGGACGCTTTTAACACTGCTTCAAAAGCAGTAGATACACTTTTAAACCGCGCAAACCTTGAAATCCAAAAAGCACTATAATACATTATGTTTCAAAACGACATTACAGATTTACCTAGACTGAGAAATGAAAGTTATGAAAATATCTTTCAAGTCTATACTGACGAAGAAGAGAGATATTACTATAATATTTTACAAACTGTCTCTCTTCCTACAGATCTACCAGAAGGTTATTTCTTTAACTATACTATAAAGTACGGAGACACCTGGCCTTTTATTTCTTATAAAGCTTATAGAACCCCTAACCTATGGTGGGTTATTTTGCCTTTTAATAATATAATTGATCCTACTAAGATGCCAGAATTAGGATCTTCGATTAAAATATTAAAAACCCAGTTTGTTAAAACTGTATTGAACCAAATATCTGTTCAACAGGGAACATAAAATGAATATTATAGAAGATTTTACTTTTGAAACAAAGTTTAATCAGACCCGCCACGACTTTGAAATTTATCTTGATAACGGAGCAGGTGAGTCTGATCAGAGACGATACCCGATTAGTCCCAATACAATAGTTAATTTAACTATAGAAGATACTTTAGCTGATTGGGTAGTTCGAGGTCATATGACATTTTTTTATAACCCAGAAGCTGCTATCGGTATTTACGATGAAAGACTAGGACAG